ATATTATTCTTGATGAAAATCATCCTTATTTTGAAACATATGGAGGTTGGTCTGCTATAGGATTAGTCTTAATAGAAGATGTAAATAATCCTAGTGACTCTCAAGACGCTATTAGAACCGCCTACCCTCTATTCCCGAATATAAAGCATTATCCTTTATTAAACGAGATAGTAGCCGTAATTGACCTCCCAGATAATAAAATAGAGGGAGCTTCAAATTCTAAAATATCATATTATTTTCCCCCTATAAATGTTTGGGGAAATCAACACCACAACGCAATTCCCGGGGTTTCAAACCCACCATTTTCTTTAACAAAATCTATTTCACAAATATTTGATGGAAATCCTAAAAAAACTTCCGTAGAATCCACAACTATTAAATTAGGAAATACATTTATAGAACAATCTAATATAAACCCCGTTAAACCCTTTGAGGGGGACTATATTATAGAAGGAAGATTTGGACAATCCTTAAGATTTGGAAGTAGTGAAGGCAAAGACCCTATTACTAAAATAAGAAACGGCCAGGGAGAAGAAACAACTGAAGGATGGACAACTATTGAAGAAAATATAAATGAAGATAAAGCTTCTATATACCTAACTTCCAACCAACAAGTTAACTTAGAACCCAATATATCTAACTATAATTCCTATACAACCCCCCCAGAATCAGTACCAAATTATTCTTCAAACCAAATATTAATCAACTCAGGAAGATTAGTATTAAATGCTAATGTTGATAGTGTATTAATAAGTTCTTTAAAATCTATAAATTTAAATTCTCAAAACTCTATAAATATAGATAGTAAAAATTTATTTGTAGTAAATTCTCCAAATATTTTATTAGGAGGAAAAGAGGCAACCGAACCTTTATTAAAAGGGGATACTACTATAGAATTATTATCTGAATTAGTAGGAGAATTAAGAAAATGGATGAATCAATTTAATAGTAATCCTTCTCCTTATATGGCTTATATGGTTTCTTCAACAACCCCTTTAGTTAATACTTTAGTTAAATTAAAAACTGATTTGGAAACTAAAACTAAATCTAAAGTAAGTAAAACTATATAATGGCTAAAATTGAAGAAAACATAATCAACAATTCTCTCCCAGGAGAATTTAAAAAAAAAGGAATTGATGCTCTAATTGTACTTGTTACTAATCAAGCCATGTTATTTGCTGATAGGATTATACCTACTTTAGAGAAGCAGTTAATTAAATTAGAAGGAGATTGTCCAACTCCCGATGAGTTAAATAAAATAATTTCTACTAGGAATAATGTATTAGAACAAGCTAATTCTATAGCTAGAATATTAAAAGGTATTACATTCACTGTAGGGTTAGCTAAATTAGGTATTAATACTTTTGTAAACTTAATAGTAGCATTAAAAACAGCTAAGATCACAGCATCTATAGCAGCCAAATTAATCCCCCTTGTTCCGGGGGCAGTTCCTGCGGCTTTAAGTGATTTAGATACACTTATAACTGAAAAAACTTTTGATAAATTTGGTAATCCGAAAATCCCCCCTATTCAATCTGCCGTAAATAGTATTTCAATCCCTATAGCATTAATATCATTTTATATTAATAATTTTATAATAGTATTACAATCTTTAGATAATAATATAAAAAGATGTAGTAATATAAATTTACCTCAACCTGATGAAGCTTTGTTAGAAATTTCTAAAGCCGAAAAACAAGCCAAAGAATCCCCAAATTTATCTACATATCAAGGATTTGTTTTTGAAATAGAAGAAATACCTTTTTCTCCTACTGTTAATAGAAAAAGAGCCCTAGGAAAAAATCAAGATGGAATTACTCTAATTCAAACCGAACTTTCTTTTACCCCATCGGATCAAGTATTAATAGATGAGTTAAAGCTTATTATTGACAGAGATAATTTAAAAGCTTATTAAATATAATATTTATAACCAATGAAACCTCAAGCATTTAAAACATTAATTAAGGAAGCTGTTAAAGAAGCCATTCAAGAAGAATTAAAAGAAATTTTACTTGAAGCAGTTAAATCTCCTAAACAAACAGTTGTTGAACAAAAAATAGTTGAAGGTCCTTCAATGAGCTCAAGTGAAAAAAGAGCAGCGTATCAAAATATAATGGGAGATATGAGAGCCCAATTTACTTCTCAAAATGTTTCCCAACCCTTTAATCCCCAAGGTGTTATGCCAGGAGGAGATTTACCATCAGGAGAAGTAAATATGAACCAAATTATGGGACTTTTAAATAATAAATAATGGCTATAGAAATAGGAAATATACCAGCATTTAACCAAGATCCCGTTGTTGGGATTGGACTTGCTCTTCCTTTCCAATCTATAGCTGTATCTGGTTCTGATTCAATTTTTAAAATAAATTACACTACTGCGGAGCAGGTAAAATATAATATGATTAATTACTTTTTAACTAATAAAGGAGAAAGAGTATTTAATCCTAATTTTGGAGGAGATATATCAAGGTATGTATTTGAACCTAATGATCCCTCTACTACAGAAACATTAAAAAAGGGTATTGAAGATGATATAGCTTTAATATTTCCCATGGTTAAGTTAAAAGAAGTTATAATTAATGCTAGTCCTGAATATAGTACTATTGAAGCTCAAATATTTTATTCAGTGTTCTCAAGTTTAGATGAATTTATAGAATTTAATATACCCTTATAATGCCATACGATTTAATAACTAGTAATAACGGAGTTAATAGAGATATTAAGTACATTAATAGGAATTTCTCTGATTTTAGAGCAAATCTTATAGAATTTGCTAAAACCTATTTTCCTAATACTGTTACTGATTTTAGTGCTACATCTCCTGGTACCATGTTTATTGAGATGGCATCCTATGTTGGTGATGTTCTTTCATTTTATACAGATAACCAAATCCAAGAAAACTTTATTCAATATGCTAAACAATTAAATAATTTATATGATTTAGCATATATGATGGGGTATAAACCATCAATTAGTACAGCAGCTTCAACTGAAGTTGAGTTATACCAAACAGTTCCTGCAATTTACAACTCAGATATAGATCAAAATGTACCTGATTTTAGATATTCATTAATTATAAATGAAAATACTTCTATTAGGGGAAATAGTGGTCCTACTTTTTTGATTCAAAATAAAATAGATTTTAGTGAATCTAGTTCTTTAGACCCCACTGAGGTTTCAGTATATGAAATTTCAGGTGACCAACCTACCTCGTTCTTACTAAAGAAAACAGCTAAAGCAATTTCTGCAACTATTAATACTACTACTATTACTGTAGGTGAACCTCAAAAGTTCTATACTTATAATATTGTTACTCAACAACCTTTAGGTATTTTAGATGTTACTGATAGTGATGGGAATGAATGGACAGAAGTAGATTATTTGGCTCAAGAAACAGTATTTGAAACTATAAAAAATACTAACCCGTTTGCTAATGATCCTAACACTCAAAATGACTCAGCTGAGGTAGGAGATCTCTTAAGATTAAAGAAAGTACCTAGAAGATTTACTACTAGGCTTGTAAGCAGCAATAATCCTAATAGTGGATCTGCTACATTACAACTCCAGTTTGGAGCAGGAAGTACCAATGATTACGATGAACAAATAATTCCTAATCCTAATAACATAGGTATAGGTTTACCTTCAACTCAAGATAAACTTACTACAGCTTATGCTCCTTCAAATTTTATGTTTACTAAAACATATGGTATAGCTCCTTCTAATACTGTTTTAACAATAAGATATCTAACAGGAGGGGGGGTAGGAGCAAATGTTCCTGCTAACACTTTAAATACTATATCTACAGGAGGTAATGTTTTTCTTACAACTTCAAATAATATAGATCCAATATTAGCTCAATCTACCTTTAATTCTTTAGCAGTTAACAATCCTAACCCTGCTACAGGAGGAGGAAATGGAGATAGTGTTCAAGATATAAGAAAAAATTCATTAGCTAATTATGCAGCCCAACTGAGAAGTGTAACCCAAGAAGATTATTTAATTAGAGCTTTAAGTATGCCTTCCCAATATGGTTCCTTAGCTAAGGCTTATATTGAATCTCAAAAAATAGAAAATCTTTCTCCTGGTGAGTTGTCTTCTGTGTTAGATTTATATGTTTTAGCTTATAATGATAGTAAACAATTTACTTTAGCTACTTCTGCTTTAAAACAGAATTTATCAACTTACCTTTCCCAATACAGAATGATAAACGATTCTATTAGAATAAAAGATGCTTTTATTATTAATATTGGGGTTAATTTTGAAATTGTAGTATTACCTAATTTTAATAGTAATGAAGTACTTACTCAATGTATTCTTAAACTTCAAAATTATTTTAATAATGATAATATGCAAATTAATAAACCTATTTTAATTAATGAGCTATATAGTCTTTTGGGTTGCTCAGAAGATTTAAAGGGAGTACAAAATGTTAAAAAAATTGAAATAATAAATAAAGTTGGAGTAAGTTCGGGTTATTCACAATATGCTTATGATGTTAAAGGAGCAACTCAAAATGGTGTAGTTTATCCTTCCCAAGACCCCTCAATCTTTGAAGTTAAGTTTCCTAACACAGACATAAAAGGTAGAGTAGTACCATTATAATATAAACCATGGCAGTATATAAATTATTCCCCGAAAAAGATTCAACTATCTACTCAGAGTTTCCGTATATGAATACTGGGTTAGATGAAATTATAGAAGCATCTACTTTTTATAATACAATATCTCCTGAAGTAAGTAGATATCTTATCAAATTTTCTCAAACTGAGATAGATGATGTATTAGATAATAAAGTAGGCTCTAATTCATTTCAAGTTAATTTAAGAAATTATATAGCTAATATAACAGGCCTAAATTCAGATACTACTTTAGAAATTTACCCTATCTCAGGTTCATGGAATATGGGAACTGGTAGATATTCTAATGATCCTATTAC